GCGGTATGGTGTAGGTGGCGATGTCCAAGAGCGGGCAATGCGTTATGCAGCCCTTGCTGACGACCCCGAAGCACAAGCAGCATTCCAGCGCAGAGTGCATGAAGAACAGCAAGCGGAAGCTGAAGCCTCTGATCGTGGACGAGCTGGCACTACGTCCGCAGCTCCTAGAGCTGCCGCAGCTCCTAGAGCTGCCGCTGCTCCTAAATCCGCCGCTTCTTCCTCTTCTCCGGCCCCGGCGCCTTCTACCCGTGTAAGTATGGGTTCGCAGAACGAAGCCACGTATACACCGCGCGGTAAATTTACCGATTCAGATGCAGAGTCTCGTGCGGCGCGACAATCAGAGGCTGACGACGAGAATGTACGTCGTATTCAGCGGGCCAGAGATGAAGCCGATAATAGCGAGCGTATTAATCGCACCGGTGTCAGTATGGGCTCGCAGAACGATGCCGAAGATAAGCCGTCTGCTAGTAGATATCCGGGGCAATATTCTCCAGAACGTAGGGCAGCTAGGCTACAACGCTCTGCTGAGAATGCTGATCGTGGGGGTATGAGTCCTCAAGCTGAACGGGCGGTTGATGCTGCTATTACTGCCGCTTCTGTCGTCCCCGCTGCTCGTGTAGGTCTTGGCGCTATTAGGGCCGGAAGAGAAGTAGCTACCGCTGCGGCTCAACAAGCTCGTGCCAGAGCGGGTTTAGGAAGACAATTCGGAGAAAGCGCTGAAGACGCTGCTCGCGCTACCGCAGGGGCGCCCAGAACCACGGCGCGTGATGTTGCCGCAGGAGCTAGAGAAGTCGCCGCTCGACGAATTGAAGCTGCTAAATCTCCCGCTCAAAGAGCTAGGGAAAGAGCAGAAGAATTGAGAAGGACCAGAGGCGAGGGCATGGAGCCGATGGATACCGGCATCACTATGCCGCCTACCGTTAGAGAAAGAGCAGCCGAAGCTGCTAGATCAGCGGCTGAGAGTGGTAGACGCCTTTTTAACAGGATGAAACCTGAACCTAAATTGGTTCGTGGCAGAGGTAAACAGTTTGGTGAGAGCGCAGAGGACGCAGCTCAGCGCGGATATAAAAAAGGCGGAAAAGTTTCTTCTGCTAGCCGTGGTGATGGTATCGCTCAACGTGGTAAAACGAGGGGTAGATATATATGATGGCCTCACGCGGTATGGGTGCAATTAACCCATCTAAGATGCCTAAGTCTAAGCGTAAGCAACGACGGGACGATACCGCGTTTAATGAGTACGCTGAGGGTGGCGAAGTTAAATCTAAGGTAAACGAGGCTGGTAACTATACTAAGCCAAGTATGCGTAAAGCATTGTTTAACCGAATTAAAAACTCAGCTACACAGGGCACGGCAGCAGGGCAATGGTCGGCCCGCAAAGCACAGCTTTTGGCTAAAAAATATAAAGAACGAGGTGGGGGGTACAAAGATTGAAAACCCCGCAACAGTCCCTTAAAGACTGGACAGCCCAGAAATGGAGGACTAAAAGTGGTAAACGATCTTCTGACACTGGTGAAAGATACCTTCCTGAAGCCGCTATCAAATCTCTTAGCCCGTCTGAATATGCTGCTACAACGCGGGCAAAACGAGCAGGAAAAGCGACCGGGAAACAATTCGTGAAACAACCCAAAGCAATTGCAGCTAAAACCGCAAGATTCAGATAATTATGACAACTTCTGGCACCACTAGTTTTACGCTAGACCTCAATGATCTGATTGAGGAGGCATACGAGCGTGCCGGTATCGAAGTTCGGACAGGTTACGAACATCGTACTGCCAGACGTTCATTAAATCTTCTGACTATCGAATGGGCTAACAGAGGTATTAATCTCTGGACCATTGAACAAGGTCAGATCGTGATGAACACCGGGCAGATTACGTATCCTATCCCCACTAACACAATTGATCTTTTAGATCACGTAATTCGTACTGGGTCTAATACTACACAGATTGATATCAATATCACTCGTGTGTCTGAGTCTACTTATTCTACTTACCCCAACAAAAATGCTACGGGTAGGCCGATTCAGGTATGGATAAATAGGCAAAACGGCCAGTCATATACGACCGATAAATATTTAGCTACTACCATTAATTCTACAGATACTACGATTACACTCAGTAGTACTAACGGTCTCCCGGCAACTGGTTTCATTACTATCGAGAGTGAAACTATTCTTTATCAAAATGTGTCCGGTAATCAACTTCTTAATTGTTTTCGCGGGCAAAACAATACCACCGCTGTAGGTCATACAGCTTCGGTTTCACAGTTCGTTACCGTTAATTATCTTTCGTCTATTAATGTATGGCCGTCGCCTAATGCGCCCGGTAATCAATACACGTTTGTTTATTGGCGGCTTCGCAGGATGCAGGACGCGGGGACTGGCGTGACGGATCAAGACATCCCGTTTCGTTTAATTACTTGTTTAGTAGCCGGTTTAGCCTATTATTTGTCTGCTAAACGCCCTGATGTATCTCCTGATCGTGTCGCCATGTTAAAAATGGACTACGAGCAGCAGTGGGAGTTTGCTTCTACCGAGGACCGTGAAAAGGCCGCTAACCGCTACGTGCCTCGGATGTTGTTTTATTGAGGTGACTTATGCCGTCTAAGTTTGCCTCCGGTAAATATGCTATTGCGGAATGTGATCGTTGTGGTCAGCGTTACAAACTGAAAGAGCTGAAGAAACTCGTAGTCAAAACTAAATTAATGAGTACTAAGGTCTGCCCTGCTTGTTGGGATCCAGACCATCCTCAGCTTTCTCTAGGTTTATATCCAGTTAATGATCCGCAAGCCGTACGTGAACCTAGACCGGATGTGAGTTATAAAGTTTCAGGTACAAGTGGGTTACAGACAATAACTAACGGCGCTGGTATTTACGGTGTCGGTACGCCGGAAAGTGGCAGTAGGATTATTCAGTGGGGTTGGAATCCAGTTGGGGGCGCCCGTGCAAATGATGACGGGTTGACTCCAAACTACTTGGTTTTAAACATTGAAATTGGTACAGTCACGGTAGTGACTACATAGGAGCTTGTGATGGATGCAAAGAAAGCAGTTCACGCGCATGAGAAGCATATGCACCCCGGTAAGCCTGTGACAAAACTGGCTAAAGGCGGTAAGACTAATATGCAGATGCGTCAGCTTGGCCGTAATCTCGCCAAGGTCGCCAATCAGAAAAAATCGGTGCGGAAAGTCCGTGCCACGGGGATTTAAGATGGCTAAGTTCAGCATGAAACAGGGCGGCAAAGAGGTCGGCCCCGCTAAAGTGTATGCACCCCCGCATACTATGAGTAACGGTAAGGTCAAACTCGGTAACGGCTACGATGCTGAACCGTCTAAGGCTAATGCCGTTAATATGTCTGTCAGCGGTATTGACCGTGAAGGCTATAACCCTACCCCCAAGACCACGGGTATCAAGATGCGCGGTACTGGAGCGGCGACTAAGGGTGTGATGTCCAGAGGGCCGATGGCGTGAATTACACGCAGCTTAGTGACGCGATTGTCGCGTATACAGAAAATACGAGCAGCGATTTTGCTGCTCAGATCCCTACTTTTGTCAAACAGGCAGAACAGCGGATCTATAACACTGTTCAATTTCCGTCGCTAAGGAAAAATGTTACCGGAGTGACTTCGACAAATAATAAGTATTTATCCTGCCCTAATGATTTTTTAGCCGTTTATTCTATGGCGGTTATAGATGGTACTGGGGCGTATGAATATTTGTTAAACAAAGATGTTAATTTTATTCGTCAGGCATATCCGGTTCCTACTAGTACTGGGATACCTAAGTACTACGCGTTGTTTGGCCCGACAGTCAGTGGGGTGACGATTACCAATGAACTGTCTTTTATTCTTGGGCCAACTCCAGATGCGGTTTACAATGTAGAGTTGCATTATTACTATTACCCCGAATCAATTACCACAGCCACAACCACATGGCTCGGAGATAATTTTGATTCAGTGCTGTTGTACGGTTCTATTGTTGAGGCTTATACCTATATGAAGGGTGAGCAAGACATGATGACACTGTACAATCAAAAATATATGGAAGCCTTAGCTCTTGCTAAACGTCTTGGTGATGGTATGGAGCGGCAAGACGCGTACAGATCTGGGCAGTTTAGACAGGCGGTGACTTGATGGCTATTGAGCAAGGCGCCACTAATGCATTTAGAACGGGCCTACCTTCAGGCACGTTTAACTTTGCGACGGACACTTTTAAGATAGCTTTGTATATTGCAACGGCTGACTTAGGTCCGGCTACAAGTGCTTATACAACTTCAGGTGAAATTACAGGGACAGGTTATTCTGCGGGTGGGTTAGTTTTGACAGTTTCTGTTCAACCTACAACTGGCGCTGATCCAAATAATACCGTTGCTTATCTATCTTTCAACAATGCTTTGTGGAATCCTGCGGCATTTACTTGCCGTGGGGCTTTAATTTATAAATCAGGCGGTGGCAATCCAACAGTCTGTGTTTTGAATTTTGGGTCGGATAAAACTTGTACGACGACGTTTGAAATACAGTTTCCTAGTGCAACTAGCACTAGCGCGATTATTCGTATTGCTTAAAGGGGCAATCATGTTCAACAAAGATACAGCAACATCCACTGACAATGTAGCGGCGGGTCTGGTCGCTAAGACTGGATTTTCGGAGTCTGCTAAAGCCGGTGGTGTGTTTAAAGTCGAGTGTGTCGGCGCCGATGGCGTTGTTAAATGGACTGATGAGATGCATAACCTCGTGGTCAACGAAGGGCTGCAAGACATGAATACTCAGTTCTTTAAAGGCGCCACTTATACGGCTGCTTGGTATTTGGGGCTTGTTACTGGCCCCGGTTCCAGCACTACCTATGCCGCTGCGGATACGCTTTTGACCCACGGTGGTTGGACTGAGTTCACCAACTATGCGGGTTCCAGAAAAGCGGTCACCTTTGGTACTGCAACTACTGCTGACCCGTCAGTCATTAGCAATAGCGCCTCGCCGTCTCAGTTCAGCATTACGGGTGCGGGCGGTACGGTTGCAGGTGCGTTCCTGTGTTCGGTTGCTTCGGGTACTTCCGGCGTTTTGTTTTCTGAAGCTGATTTCCAGTCCCCCGGTGACCGGGTTGTGGTGTCCGGTGACACGCTGAATGTTACGTATACGTTCAGTCTTGATGCAGCGTAAGGGTAAACCTTTGTGCTTGGATTCTCCCCGTTCGCTACAACTCCGTTTGCAACGGCAGGGGCGGGGGTAGTTTACGATTCGTTCGCACAAGACTCGGCGTCAATATCTGAGACTACCGTTGCGCTAGTTGATTTTGCAGGGA